AAATACAATATAACATAATGCAAGCAAAAAGGATTAAAAAATGCAAGATTATCACTCACCAGAGGCTGAACAGGCCATTATAGGCGGTTTACTACGCGATAACGACTACTACGATGTAGTTAGCAACAGCCTAGCACAACAACATTTCTATAACCCAATCAACAGCAAGATATACATCATCATTAGCGATAGACTAACATCTGGTCATAGTGTTGATGCAATATATGTAAAAAACCAACTGACAATGTTAGAAGTTGATGTTGACCTAGCAGAATACCTGTCAATGTGCGTACATCTTTTTACAGGTGACGAAAATGTAGTTAAGTCATATAGCGAGATAGTTATAGATTACGCTAAACGCAGAGAGGCAGATTATCTTACCAGAGCTTTGCAAGACAAATTGAATGACAATGAGCAAGCAATAGATACTGTATTGCAAGATTACGTTGCTGATATTGATGCAGTTATGCTTGATGGAAACAAACAGCTAACTAAAAGTGAAACATCAAAACAGTTATCAGATACTTTTATAGCAGACTTGAACGCAGATAAAGAGCAAGCAAGCTGTTACTCTGGTTACTTTCATCTTGACCAGATGCTCGGTGGATTTGTTCCTGGGAGAGTCTATATAATGGCGGGAAGGCCATCAATGGGCAAGTCAGCAGTAGCCTTAAACATTGCAAAAAATGTAGCTATGCAGAGAAAAGGTGTAGTGTTCTTATCACTTGAGATGACTAACAGCGGACAAAGTGAACGAATCATCAGTAGCATAGGCGCTACTGCATATGGGCCACAGAACTTTCCAATTTACAGTCAGTTGCGACACGCATGGCGAGAAAACAAATCAAGAGATAAGATACAGAGAGCCGCAGATACATTTGCTAAACTACCTATAGAGTGGGAAGAAGGTGTTGGATTAAATCTCAACAACATCAAGCTAGTGACCAACAGAGCCATACGCTCATTACGTGCAAGCGGTAGTGATTTGAAGTTACTTATTATTGACCATATAGGTCACGTTGCTGGAACGCGGCCAGGGCAATCAAACTATGAAAAGGTTACTGAAGTTAGTAATGCGCTTATAGCTATAGCAAAGCAATATGAAGTACCTGTATTGGCATTATGTCAACTATCTAGGGCAGTAGAGCAAAGGGATGATAAGAGGCCACAGTTAAGTGACCTCAGAGAGTCTGGACATATAGAACAAGATGCAAGTTGCGTGATAGGTATCTATAGAGATTTCTACTATGCTGAACGTGAAGCCAGAAACGCCAGAGGTGATGACAATGACTTAACAGCAAGATTAACCGAAGGACAAAACAAACTTGAAATGATTGTAACAAAAAACAGACATGGCAACATAGGTGAAGTCAATTTATATTGTGAGCTATCAAGAATGTTTATAGATAATCCAAACCAAGATTATAGGGGCAGAAAATGAAAAAAGGGATTTGGGGATGGGAAGATGCCATCACAAAAAGCAATTTAGAGCCAATGACTAGATTGGTATTGCTGACGCTGCGTACTTACATGAACGCAAAGAATGAGCAATGCTTTCCAGGTGCGAAGAAAATAGCACAAAGCAGTGGTATGAGTTTGAGAAGTGTATTTACACATTTACATAAAGCAGAGAAGGCTGGATTTGTTGTAATAACAAAGAAGAAAAGTCATAATGGTGGACACGATAGCAACGAATATACTGCTTGCTACCCCATGCAGGAGGTGCATGACCCTCATGCAGGAGCTGCACCCCCCCTAGTGCAGGAGATGCATACTAACATACAAGTAGAACAAACAAGTGAACATAAAGAGCTGTTTGAAAAGATTTGGAGTGAGATTAATAGTAAGTTAGTTAAATCCAGGCAAGGTGGTAAAAAAAGAGCATATGCTAGATTCGTACAGTTATGTAATGAACACGACCCTGACACGTTAGCTAATGCTATCAGAGGCTATTATAACGATGCACAACAAAAGAAAAATAATTATGCTTATGCGGCGAGTATTGTTGCTTGCTTAGGTATTAAAGAATTATATGCAGGATACTTGAATGCTAAAATAACAAAAGAGGAGGGTAAAAGCGTTTATGAAAAATACATAGAAAAAAATAAATTGACAAAGTAAAATAAATCCGTAGAATATACATATTAATAAAGGAAAACATTATGAAAACTTCAGAAACAATAACTAAAATTGCCCCTGCGCTTGTGAAAGCTATAGGTTCTATCCAGGGAGCCGCTAAAGACGGCAGAAACCCACACTTTAAATCAAGCTACGCAACACTATCAAGTGTTGTAGATGCCGCTAGGTTACCGCTATTAGAAAATGGTATAGCTGTGATACAATGCCAAGGCGGTATCACTGAAAGCAATACAGTCGTTATGTCTACACGATTGCTACATACTAGCGGAGAATGGTTAGAAACAGTCTGCGAGGCAAAGCCTAAATCATTTGCACCCCAAGACATTGGCAGCTCTATTAGCTATTTGCGTAGATATGGATTAATGGCGGCTGTTAATATGCCAGCAGAAGATGATGATGGTAACGGCAGTTCATTAGGTAAACAGCAAGACGACGTTAAGTCAGTTGACCTAGAGCCTATGCTTATAAAGATATCAGAATCAATGGATAATGATTCCCTTGCTACAGTTGCTAAGAAAATTAAATCTGCTAAGTTACCTGCCAATGCAAAAGCTAAGTTGCGACAAGCCTGGGCAGAACAAAAAGCTACATTGATTGCTGTTGAGAAAGCAGAAGCGTGAAAATCGTAGACGTACAGCAAGGTAGCCCAGAGTGGTTTAGTGCGAGGTGTGGTAACTTTACTGCATCTCGCGTTAAAGACATACTTGCTAAGACAAAATCTGGATATAGTACATCACGCAAGAACATGATTGTGAAATTGGCCTTAGAGCGCATGACAGGCGAGATTGAAGAGACCTACAGTAATGCGGCTATGCAGAGAGGGAACGACCTCGAACCAGAGGCGCGTGACTTTTATGCTTTTGAGAAAGATGTAATCGTAACGGAGGTTGGCATGGTCATACATCCAGAGCATGAGCATATTACCTGTAGTCCAGATGGCTTGGTGGGCGCTGATGGTTTAGTAGAAATCAAATGCCCTGCAAGTATGGCTAAAATGGTAAGCTACCTTGAAAAAGATGCACACGCTAAAGAATATCAGATACAGTTACAACATCAGTTGCTTGTGACGGGTAGACAATGGGTAGACATTGCTGGGTACGACCCAAGGTTTCCAGAAGGTTTACAGCTTGCCGTCTGCCGTGTAGAAGCTGACAAGCAAATGCAAGCAGAAATATTATCAGAAATACAAAGTGCAAACGAAGAAGTAAACGCGCTTGTAGAAAAACTTAATCAACTAAAAAAGGAAAAAACATGATTAACAAAGCAACACTAATTGGCAACGTTGGTAACGACCCAGAAATAAAGACATTTGCTAATGGCAATAAAGTAGCAAACTTTAGCCTGGCAACGACTGACAAATGGAAAGACCGCAACACAGGTGAAATGCAATCTAAAACCGAATGGCATAAAGTAGCTGTATTCTCAGAGGGATTGATAGGCATTGTTGAGCGCTATGTTAACAAAGGTAGCAAGCTTTATGTTGAAGGCAAAATACAGACAAGAAAGTGGCAAGATATGTCTGGCAACGAAAAATCTATGACTGAGATAGTTTTAAAGGGCTTTACGGGCGTTATAACGCTCCTGGATAGCCGTGAGAGCAGTTTTGGTGGTGTTGGTGCAGACAGAGGCGGTTATGCTCCTGTGACGAAGCCTGTAGACCTTAACGACGAGATACCATTTTAGATGACATCTATACTAAAAGATGTGACTATTGGCGATTGCAGATTAATACTTGGTGATTGCCTTGAGGTTATGCCTTTGCTTGGCAGGTCTGATGCAGTTATTACTGACCCGCCTTTTGGTGTTGGTAATTTTGTGCAAGTAACAGGCAATATCCGAGGTAAAAAAGTAACTTGGAATAAAAACATACCAAATCTAATATTTTTTGAAAAAATAAAAAAAATTTCAAATCACAGAATTGTGTGGGGTGCTAATTATTTTAATTGTTTTGAACCTAATGGTGGCGCGATTGTTTGGGATAAAGCACAACCAATGCCAGACTTTTCAAAAGCAGAAATTGCTAGTTGTTCACATCTAAAAAAAACTGAAATAGTTAAAATACCTTGGACTAATTTCACCGCTCGACACAAGAAAGAATCTAGTCATCCCTGTGAAAGACCTGTCAGTTTATATATATGGTGTGTAGAGTATTTGCCTAATCCGCAAACCATACTAGACCCATTTATGGGCAGTGGCTCAACAGGCGTAGCTTGCGTTAAATTAGGCCGCAAATTTACGGGCATAGAGATTGACCCCGATTATTTTGAAATAGCCTGTGAGCGTATTAGAAAGGCCTATGAGCAACCAGATATGTTTGTGCAACAGTCAAAAAAACCAATAAGACTTAAACAAGAGGATATGTTTTAATGGGTCAGCATACAGTCCAGATAAAATGTGAGGCAGATAAGGTGGAGTGTAAACGCCTTATCGACCTTTCACCTATTGGTACATATGTGCGTTACACCAGGAATGTCAGAACCATACCGCAAAACTCTAGGCTATGGGCATTGCTATCAACTATATCAGTAGCTATGCGATGGAATGAATTTGAAGGCTATCATACAGGATTAAAGTCAGGTGAGAAGTATAGCCCAGAAGAATGGAAGGATTACTTTTGCCATATGTTACGCGGCAATAAATTTATGCCAGACGAACATGGGCGTGAGCAGATACCTGTTGGTATGTCTA